GGTTCAGTTTGGTTTGCTCTCATGCTCTTCGTAGTAGGCTATGTTGCGGGTTCAGTCGTTCCCGTAAGTAAGCTTCCTGAGTTGTTCAAGAAGAAGTGAATCCAGAACTAATCAATTTATTGAACTCTCGTCTTATTGAGCGTCTATTGGACGATCTCAAGGACGATACAAAGAGTACCCCCGGACTATATCAAGTCATTCGTGGCGTGGTAAACGACAACCGGGAGGTGCTAGATGGCATTCCCTCCAGTACCCTCAATACCCTTGAGGATACCATGAAGGCCAAGATGCCATTCAAGTTTAAGTCTACTCAGATTTAAAGATCACCCTAGGGGGCTTAATTGCTCCCTAGGGCTTTCCATGTGCCCAAGGCTACCCAGATAGCCTGAGGCTGTTAGAATCGTTTATAGGGCATTCTAGGCCCCGTAGAAAGGAAACCTATGCAAGCCCCCAAGGAAGTGATGGAGGATTTCAGAAACCACCTCTACTTCAGTTTTAAGTACTTAGGTTTAGGTGAACCTACCGCCAAGCAATATGCCATGGCTAATCGCCTACAGGAAAATGCAATTGATTTTATTTTACAGGCTGGTCGTGGTGATGGTAAGTCCGTCATCATGGCAGCGTATGTATCTTGGCTCCTCCTGCAGAAACCCAATACTACAATACTTGTATTATCTGCCACAGCGGACAAGGCCATCAAGTTCGTATCTCAGGTACGGGCAGTGGTTACCCTTGTTCCCTACATGAAGGCACTGGAGCCACAGGAGGGAGACAAGGACTCAGCCTTTGGATTCAATGTCCATAACCGTACTAAGTTTGGTCAGGATCTTTCAGTGACTGCCAGAGGCATTACCTCCCAGATCACAGGTCTCCATGCCGATAAGATTGTGTGTGATGATATTGAAATCCCCGAGAACTCTGATACCCCACAAGCCAGAGAGAAACTCTGGGAGCGGTGCCTTGAACTGGAGAATGTAAAGAACAAAGTTCAGGATGCCACCATTCAGTTCCTTGGTACACCCCAGTCTAAGGACTCCGTGTACAACAAACTAGGCGGCATTTATAAAATCATCAAGTTCCCTGCCGTCATGCCAGACCTAGACAATGCCGAGGATGTAGAGGATGTTGATCCCTACATTCTAGGACTAGGACTTGAAGCAGATGAGTCCACTCAGCCTGAACGGTTTACTACCGAGGGTATGAGAGAACTAGAAGGTAGGGTAGGTCCAGTTAACTTTGATCTACACTATCGACTAAAGACAAGCAGTGCAGACAATAAGAAGTATCCACTAAGACTGGAAGATCTAATTGTGTTAGATGTAGATCCAGAAGTATTTCCCTTAAAGGTTATCCATGCCAAGAAGGATGTCAATAGACGAGTCTCTTCATTTGGTATGAAGGGTGACCTTGTGTATGAACCCATGCACATTGAACCACAGTTTGTTCCTTATACCCAGACTGCCATGTTCATTGACCCTTCAGGCCGGGGTGCAGACGAGACTGCTATTTGCATTGCCTCCTTTGCCCACGGTTATGTGGTCATTCATGAGTTGCTTGGTATCCAAGGTGGCTATGATACTCCTACACTAATGCAGGTATGCAAGTTAGTCAACCGATATAATATTAATCTTATTCGGTACGAGTCCAACTATGGTGACGGTATGTTTGGCAAGATCATGCAACCAGTCATCAGTGAACACTGTGGCCCTGTAGCCATTGAAGAGTACCGAGTATCTGGTCAGAAGGAAGTTCGTATTGTGAATGCCCTTGAGCCTATTATGGCACAGCATCGCTTGGTGATGGACACCGAGGTATTGCTGAGCAAGGAAAACCAAATGCAGCTTACCCGTATCCAGACAAAGCGTGGGGCACTTAAGCACGATGACCGTGTAGATGTCCTCAGTGCTGCGGTATCCTTCTGGACAGATGCGCTTGCCATTGACCCTGCTAGGGAAATGGAAGTACGCAAGGAGCAAGAGTACAAAGAAAAGATAAAGGATTGGATGTCAAACAAGAGAGCCTTGGGTATTCTGGGTGAAAGAATCTCAGGTGCAGTTCTACTGAATGGCAAAGATCCTATAGATAAAAAGAATGCAAAATCAATTTTAAAAAGAGGTCGTAGATGAGCATAGTTGTTGTGACTGGTGTGGGACCTAGAACCGGGACTTCCTTTGTAATGAAGAAAGCCAAGGATGCTGGTCTGCCAATCATTGGAAAACCTTTTGATAAAACTCTGGTACCCGAACATAACCCTAACGGGTATTTTGAGACTACCTCAACAAAGCCAAAAGTTCTTAACAACCATGTAGTAAAGTTATGGTCTCCTGACTTAGCGTTAATACCTCCATTTCTAATTTCCAAAATCGTAATACTTGAGCGCAAAGATAAACTAGCGCAGATGCATAGTACATACAAGGTGTTTAAGGATGAATGCAAACTCATTCCTGACCTAGCAAAAAAGTATAACCCATCTACCATTATCCAAGAACACGATGCGTATCTCAAGCAGTGGTCAAAACAATTTAATCAAAATAATATTATGCGAGTGTACACCGAGGATCTAAACGATTCCATTGAGAGTATACTTAGCTTTTTAGAAAGAGGCTTAACATGGGCGTAGCAATCGCAATGGGCGGCATGGCATTAGCATCAGGGATCATGGGAGCATTTGGTGCTTCTTCCCAAGCAAGTGCTCAAGCACAGGCCGCTGAGATTCAGCAGCGTAACCAGAACTTTCAGAACCAATGGCAAAAGGCTTCTCAAGATCGTAACACTATGCGCCAATTCCAAGCATCCTTGGAGCGCAATGCACAAATTGAAAAAGCAGCAAACAAGGAAAGAGCCATGTCCGAGCTATACTTGGACAAGACTTTCTCCAACCAGAAGAGCACTCTCAGCAAGCAGACAGCAGAAGTAAACTCACAGTTTATCTCTGCAATGTCTGGCAGAGGTGTTAATCAAAACAGCGGCACAGCCCGAGCACTGCTTCGCCAGAACATGGAAGCACTAGGAAATAACATGGCAGCTCTAAAGCTAAATCATCGTAGTGCTTATAATGATATCGTAAATCAACAACAGGCCAGACTGGCTCAGCGAAATAGTTCAATGTCCCCAGATCTTGGAGTATTCCTCCCTAGCACTGGCGGTATTGCTGATAACTCTTCTACTGCTCTTACTACTGGTTTGATTCAGGCGGGTATTCAAGGTGCTGCAGTGGGTATCAATGCACAGCTCCAGTATGGCAAGCCATCTGGTGGTGGCGCTCCAACTCCCGGAGGAACTTCTGGAGGTGGTGGAGCCAACTGGGCCTATGGTATTATGAACCAAGCATTTAATGCTGCTATTCCATCAATGAAGATTGGAGGCTAATATGGCAAAAGATTTATTTTCTTCTCTGCAAAAGATTGCAGCAGAAGCCAAAGGCAGTATATCCACAAACGATACAGGCAATGAGAAGTTAATCGACTCTCAGGATATCTCAAAGATTCAGAATGCAACTCAGATTGCAAACGACATGTATCCAGACCATGCTGCAAAGCGGTTTGACTACTGGAAGAAGTCGGTATCTTTGGATGGCATGTCTAACAATGCTCGTAACGAGTACTGGAAGACTTATGAGAAGATGCATCCCCGTGGTCTTGATGGAGCCAAGAGTGATTTTATTAATGTTACTCTTAATGAAGTAGGTCTTGTCAACGGAGTCTCCAACAAAGAGTTCCTGTTGCGAGATCGTATCTCTAACTCTCCACCTTGGGCCAATGATGTCCTTGGCTCAGAGCTTGCAAAGTATTCCACTGTGGTTGCCAATGCCAACATGAGCAAGGCCAGCCAAGTCTACGGCAAGTCTCTGCAGGATAAGATCAATCGCTTTGTGCATAGCGCAAGCCTTGATCCCGATGTCTCTGTAGATCAGCACACTTCAGACTTCCTTCGTATGGAACAACTAAATCTGTTTGATGTTGCCTCGGTCAGCAATGGCCGTATTGGCGCACACGATCAGTCTGGTCAGTTTGTTCCCGGCTTTGCTATTGCAGACCGTAAACAAATCTTCCCAAAGGATTTCTATGGAACTCCATCAGTTGCTGAGCAGGTTATTGTACGAGATACTGCAACCAAGCCAATCAAGGATGCAGTCGAAACAAGAATCATTAATCAGCGCAGCTCTATTTCCCGTCAGGAAAGACTGTCCGCCATGGAAGCCACAAAGCTTTTGGAGGCAGGTCATTACCCAATGGATCGTTGGGGCGAGGCGTTCTCAATCAATCCAGAGGCTAGCAAAGAAGATCAGATTTCCCGTGGTTTAAAGGGAGAGATTGCTGCTGGTCGAATTAAGTCTAATAAGGATTTAATTGAAGGAATCTATACTGCAATGACAAAGTTCCCAACAATGTTTGGAGATTTAAATAATGGCGGAAGTTAAAAATGAACTTAGTAAATTACTAGGCCAGAGAGGCTTAGATCCACTACAGCAAACTATATATGAACAGGGGCCAAAGAATTCCTTTGTTGCCCCTGAAGTACAGAATGTATATCAAGAAGGTAAAGTATACTTCCCTTCTCCACAAGTTCAAGTAGAGAACAGTGATGTTGCATGGTACAAGCTCGGAGAGTTTGCCTTTGATGCAGCCCTGAAGACATTCACAAATGTTCAGGACTATCTAATTGACACTAAGCGCAATGGAATAGTTGATGCTAAGGATCAAGCGCAGACTGCGCTCTTTGATCTGGAGAGCAAGCTTAGCGTTGAAAGCTACAATGCTGGTGCCCAGAAAAGAGAAAAGCAAGCAGCCCTTATCGAAGATATGCAAGCTGAAGCTAAGCTCATTCGGAAAACCTATGCTGATAAAGTAAAGAATGTTTTAGGTGAGGATCATGATTTACTTTTGAATCCAAACCTAAACATGGGAACTCTCGGTCTTAAGTACCAGAACCTTGCTCTAACTAGCAGAGGAAGCGATAGAGATATCAGCCGTACAGCCAACCGAATGCTATATCAGCTTGAGCGTGTAAACAAAAACACCGAACAAGTCAATGATATGTCTAAGGCATGGATGGCTGGTGCTGGTATTACAAAAGATAATATTTCTGCATTTCAGACAGGCCTTGCTCCCATTCCAACGAATGGTGGTGCTCCTGTCATTGGTGCTGATGTGCAGCCAGACGGCTCCTTTAAGGTCAAGACAACCGTTATTGATAATAGAGAAGTTCCGTTGTTAATTCAACATGAAGGACAAGAAGGCTACTTCTTAAACTTACAAGCTATTGATGCAGCAAGTTGGGATGATCTACAGGGACTAGTAGTACTAGATCAGAAGAGCAGCTACTTAGCAAGTCCCGCTGCTAAGCAGTTTACCAAGACAACCGAAGATATTATTACTAATGTAGCCAATACTGAAGGCTCTTCCATGAGCACAGGCATGTCTGCGTATGCTGGCCAAGTCTTGGCACAGTTTTCAGACTCCGTAGCAGAACGGATGATCAATGGTCTGAGTGGATTAGGTACTGATGTTATTACCAAGGAAGGTGCGCGCATGAAGTTAATGATGCTTCGTGATGCGGCTATTCAGAGGATGCCTATTGAGCAAATCAATACCCTCACAGCAATGTCTAACCAGTCTCTTGGCCAATCTATTGATGGTCTGCGTAAGTTACAAGCATCTAGTGGTGGTTTAATATACGGCAATATCAGAGAAACTGGAAGAATGGATGAGCTTAATTTAGAAGCTGATGCAATCTTAAAAGTAATTGCTGGTATTAATCCAGAAGAACCACTACTCAAGCAGGACTTTAAGTTCAAACCTGATTCTACAGGTAGCGGCTTTACTACTGCTAATCCTAACAACGCTATTATATTATCCCACTTCTTGCAAAAGAATCCCGGACTAATGCCAGTCGTTGCTCGGGTAATGGCTACAGCCAAAGACAATAGCGCACTATATACAAATGCAGATGGTACTATAGATCCAGCACAGCGTTCTGCTCTGCTAGGTAAGCTTCTACATGAACAAGTTAATTCATCTAATTATGTTAACCTAGGTGCTCAGGCTGATGGCACTCCAACCTATATTTATAATCCCGGCTTGATGCATGTACAACAAAGCATGTCTGAGTTAGCCAGAGACACACAGAAGATAGCCGGATGGCCTACTGCACTTAAAGATTCTAGCAAGCATCAGCAGGTCATGGCACAGACTGCATGGTTCTCTACAGATATTGGTAGCACATCATCCAAGGCAAATATTATGGAGATGTCTGCCGATCAGGCTTATGAAGCTGCTCGTTCTTTCATACCAACTGCAGATAAAGATTTATTTGTTAAGGGATGGGAAGCAATGCAAGCCGTTCAGGATGATCCTGAGTACGGCTATCGCAGTGCAAGTCTACCTCCAATGGCTATGCTATACAGACTAGCCTTGGCTGCTACTCCAGCTGTTCAGGAAAAGTCTGGTGCTTTTGCTATGTTTAGCGTAGCATCACCAGAGCAGCGAGAGCAAGCCATGAAGCGTATCATGGATGACTTCCCCCTAGAAGTTGATCCTACTACTGGTTTTATGCCCGGTATTTCCATTGACATTGACACAGGAGCTTCTAGCCTTGACTTCATTGGGGCTGCCAATGGTGGCATTCCTATTGCCATTACGGGCATTAAGGGAAAGTCTGGTATTGATTATATGGACGCTGCTTACTCTATCTCAAGTAGAGTCAATGGCCGTGTAATTCCTAAAGGCAGCGATGGTATGCCATCTCTAATGATTCATGCTAGCTCAGTCAATGATAAGAAC